CGACTGAATAAATCCATTACCATAATAACACAAATCAAAAATTTGATTGTGCATTTGTGCACTATGAGTCTTCCCCAGGCCAAAAAAAGTTAACGCCCAAGGTAATGGGCACTTCCTCCCTTTCACCATCTTCATGCTCATGAGTATAAGTCATATCCATGTCAGGTTGGATTTTCTTGACATAGTTCCTAAATGCCCTACTATCCCTAACTAACATATTTGATACAAACTTGTTGATAAATCCTACATCTTCATTTCCATCAACAGATTTAATCATATATCTTAATCGAGTAGTAATATCAAAGGATGCATCTTTGTTAAACTTTTCTAATGCAGCAATATCTTTTTCTATTGCCTTTTCATCACCATGTGTTAATAACTTAAATATTAATTTGTTTTTACCTGCTGGTGTTACAAACTCAAATTCATTTTTGTTATTAAATACTGATAAATCAACTTCTTTTGTACTTACTTTACCCAAGTGAATAGTTGCGTCAACTTCTTCATTCAATTTAGATGAATAAAATCTCATTGGATATTCAGGTCCATACCCCAATACTCTTGTAGCAAGAATGATTGCATTTTTGTCACCAATTGTAATATCATTGATGTCTATATCATCAACTACAATAGATTCAAATAATTTATCCAACACAACACCCTTTTTAATAAGGTTTTGTGAAGATAAAATATCTTCTTCTTTGGCAGTCATGTATTTCAATGTTACTTTACCCGAAGAAAGAGGGTTATCTAATGGATATACTTTACCCTCAGATGGTAAGTCAATAACTTCCGTTGGAAAGTCAAATTGTTTTTCACTCATAACTTTTGTTCTTTAATTGTGTATATAAATATATAAAAAGAAAAAAGTTAAAAAAAAAGGAGTTATTCTTACGAAAAGAATCACTCCCTTTATTAATAGTAGTGGATTATATTTTAATACTCTAAAATAGCGTAATCGTATGCTAAAGTAAGAGAAATATCAGCAGGGTCATTAGAGGAGAAATCTAAATCATTAAAGTTTGCTGCTACGATAAATGCTCCTTTTAGTTTCCATTGTTCGATTTTGTCTCCAACAGGTCCTAACATATAGAAATCAATATCTTTCTTGTAGAAGTCTGCGTATCCTCTTCTACCCGTGATTGATTCCTGTCCTAATCTTACCCACTCCATCACTTGTTGTGCTCCTGAAGGTACGATTGGGTCATATAGAGTAATCTCTAAATCTTGCCACTCTCCTTTACCTTGAAGTTTTCTATAAGTGTTGATGTGGTCTAACTTAATTTGTTCAAAGTTGATAGAAGGTCTGTTTGCCGTCTTAATTAAGTACGATTGGATACCATCAATTTCCATGATGTATCTGTTCTTCATCTTCGGTTCGAAGTTGGTAAAGAACATTTCGTTAAATTCTAATACTTCTGCCATTTTATTATTTTCTCCTTTATACTAATAAATATTAGTTATTCACTTTTTTGTTATGCCGAAAAAGATGCTCCCGTTGGTAAGATGTTGAAGTCAATTACAATGAATTCAGCGGTCTTAGCAGGTTGTAGGAAAATCTGTCCAGCCATTATGTTTCTATCAACTACATCAGGTGTGTTGTTAGTCTCATCCATAACTACTTTGAATGCGTACAATCCTTGTCTTTGTTGGATACCTTCTAAGTAAGGTTGTACGGTGTTGATGAATCTACCTCTTGTAACTGCGGTGTTTTGTTCGAATACCAAGTATCTTGAAGTACTTGCTACAAATTTCTTAACTGCAATCAACAATCTTCTAACATTGATTCTATCTAATGCTGATGCTTTATCTTGTAGAGTCTTTTGTCCAAATGCCACAATACCTTGTCCAGGGAATGATGCGATTGGGTTTACTTTGTTTTCATATAGTGTATCTCTTTCAGAGTGAGTCAGTCTATTTAGTACTGATGCTGCTCCTGTAATTCCACCTCTATTCAAACCTGCTGGTGCGAACCACTCTGCTGCGATAGCATCGTTTGCTGCATATACTGCGGGTAGTAATACCGATGGTGGTACACTTATCAATTTGTTTGTGTTTGTATCTACTGTCTTAACCCAAGGATAGTAAGTTCCAACATAGTTAGAATCCACTGCGTTTGCTTGAGTTGTAATATCACTTATCGTTGCATCTGCTTTACCAAAGTCTGCAATATAGAATGCGTCTGACCTTGCTTCAACAACATCAATTGCTTTAGTTACTACCGATGGGTGTAATTGTCTAACAACACCAGGTGTTACTAACATATTGATATCCCACTCATCTTGGTTTGAAATTGCGTTTAATGCTTTAGTATAAGCAACCGAACCACTTGCAGTTGATGATGATAAATCTAAACCTTGTGAGTTTCCTGATGTAATGTTAGTTCCGTACTTTTTACTAATTGCAGGAGAACCTCCATCAAATCCACCTTGGAATGCTACTGAGAATTGTCTCTTAACCATATCAGATGAATCCGAACCACTCATTACATAATCAATTCCACTTAATACATTACCATCAAATGCGAATGCTGTATTTGAACCAGTTTGTGCTCCATTTGGAATTGGGTTTAGGTAATTTCCATTATCATATTTTACACCAGTTGTTTCAAAATTGAAACCTGAGTAGTTAATCGGTGAACCTGCTGTATTACCAGTTGACCCTGAAGTAAATACTACTGCTGGTACCCAAAGTGATTGTGCATCAGTTGTAGTTTTAATAGGGTTAGTATATGCTCCATGTGCGAATGGTGCTGCCGATACTGGATATAATCCTTGTTCTTTAACTTCTACTCTAATGTATTTAGAGTTATTTACCCAATCACCATATTCAGTAATCTTACCATTAGAATCGATAGTCATAAATCTATCTCCGATTCTTCTTGCGATAAAGTTAGGTGATGCAGGGTCTAAGTTTACATTATTATAAGTTTCCAATACTGACTTTCTCTTATCAGTATCACCAAATGCTCTAACTGTTACTGTAAATGTAGAGTAATCAGTTCCACCATCTTCTCCTGCTGCTTTTACATTGGAAATTGAAATCTTAAATCTTTTGTTTTCGTTGTTACCATATCCAAGTGTATGGAATCTGAATAAGTCGTATCTCTCACCAGATATAAGTTGTGATTGGATATATGGAGTATTTGCAACTGATGCTCCTGTTGTTGATACATCATCACTTAGACTACCTCCATTAAATTCTTGAGTTGGTAGTGCTAATGCAGTTACTGCTTCACCACCTGCTACTTCTAAGTCAACATTTGATGCTGCGTTCTTAAAATATGCATAAGTATATCCATCTTTAGAACCTAAAGGTGATACACCAAATACATCAGTAATATCATTTGCTGCTGATTCTAAAATAGATGAAGATACTTCACCAATACCACTACCACTTACTACAAATGAACCAGATGTAGTTGTTGATGGTGATACTGTAAATGTACCAAATCCAACTTCTGCATCTCCATTTTCAGTAGAGTGTAACACACCTACTAATTTTTTAGTAGAGTTATCAGAACCAGATGCTAATAAACCAACTGGTGTTGCTTGTGAGTAACCTCCTTCGTTCATTACTCTTACAACAGTTACAACTCCTGCCTCTCTGAGGTAGTTTTGTACTGCATATTCAGTATAGTAAGTCCCATCGGGTGTTCCAAAAATATCTTCAAACTCACTTTGAGTTCGAACGATTGTAGGTACAAATGCAGGTCCTTGTTTGAAAGGTCCTACGATTGCTGCTCCTATTTCTCCAATTCCCTGTGCTAAGAAAGAGAGGTCATTCTCTCTTGTAAATACACCAGGTGATACGATTCTTTCTGCCATGTTATTTTTTCTCCAAGTAAATTATTATTTGACTAATATCAAATTACACATATAAATATAAAGAAAATACCCAAAAGGTAAATTCAATTATTTATCCGTTTATAACATTACCCTCACCAAAACTTTCTTCTAATTTTGCTTTTAATAAAGGATAAGCAAAATCATAGATACTAACTTCTGATATAGGATTCGTTGAAATTAAGTTAACTTGGTAATCTTCACTACCAGTAACTGTTTCGTTTCTATAATCAATATTTGATTGTGTAATCTCAGAACCAGGGTTTGAAGGGTCTGGTACCATAATGTCTACTGACTCCGAAACTAAGTATGTTCTCGAGAAGTCTCTCGTTCTTGTAACTGATTCGGTAACAGCAAACTTATAGATTTCTAATATGTTATCATTCTTTGCTTTAAGTTCTTCATTTGCTGCATCAGGTCTTTGGTCATCATATTCCTCATAAGATGCACTTTCAGCAGAACCAGAATTCATGTATAATACGGGAAATACTCGTAAATACCCTAAATTTTTTCTGAACTCGAATGATTCAATACGAACATATCCTTCATCAGTAATACCTTTAGATGTTCCGATTGATGTGTTAATTATTAATGCCATGTTGTTTTCTTTACTCCTTATAAATATATATTAGTTTTTTCAAAACACAAATTAGTTTGTTATTTCTACTCTTCCCAAGGGAATGAACCACTTTCAATTCGTGTTTCGTTCCATTGTCTTTGTTCCTCTAACATTTTTTCGATTCTATAATCAATATGCTCCGCATATCCTTCACTACCAGAAATTTCTGCAAAAACCCATTCTAAAACTTGAGTTTGTGTTAGTTCATTATACGGGGTATATTCATCGGGATTATATGTTTGAGAAACATTAAATGGTGTTGCTCCTTCAAATATTGCTTCAATGTTATTTCCTTCGGAATCTTGAAAAGAATCATCTGTACCGATTTTTTCCCAATATGTTTGGAAAATGTAATCATTAACAGTTTCTAAAGAACCAGAGTAAGATGTTTGCTTATCTGCCTTTCTTAAACTTTTTAATCTCCAACTATAAGTTACAGCCATTTTTATTTATTAATTAATTTGTTAACCATATCTTTTAATTCAGATACTTCTTTAGATAAATATTCAATTTGTTCTTTTTGTGATTCTACGATACTATTTTGTTCTTTAATACCCTCAACTAATAGTGGTACTAACTTATCATAATCAATAGTTAAGTAGTTTTCACCTGATTTAGAACCGATTGGATTTCCTTCATCATCAAACTTAGTATCAAATGGAGCAAGGTGTACGATTTCTGGTAATATTGCCTGTACTTCTTGTGCCGATAAACCAAGTTGTTTTTCTTCTTTAGTATATCCAACTGATTTTGCTAACTCATTGTTGGTGTAATAGAATCCATTTAGTGATAAAATTTTATCTAATGGATTTTCGATATTACCAACTTTATCTTTTAGTCTTTCATCAGAATAGTATGCAATTACATTGTCTTGAGCATAAACCCAACCGTATGCGTATAGATAGTTTGCATTAATTCTATACATTCTTGATGTAGAGTTTGCATCTACATAATAACCAGTATTATTTCTATCATACATAATGAATGGTCTAATATCATTCAAGTATGATACACTATTTGCATTTAAGTAATAGTTTGTATCGTGGTCATAATAAATTGCTGCTCTTACTTGGTCTCTTACATAGATACCATATGATGCAGCATAGAATTGCCAACTACCATTATGGTACATATAAGAGTTACCATTTCTTTCAGCATACCACATCCACTCATTATCAACATCATTGTAGATACCACATTGGCTACTATTTGCTGACATGAATACATATCTTGCGTTGATTGAGTATCCTTCCCAACCACCTTTACCTCCACCATGAGTTTGAACAGTACCATAGTTACCATCTACACCACTTTGACCTGCTCTAAAGGTAACTTCATTGTTATCTCTTAATTCTACATAAGCATCTCTTGCAACTCTTACTGCCCAGTTTCCATCTGAATCTAAGAAACCAATATTGTTACTATTATCAGCATAAACATATCCTCTCCGGTTATTTCCAGAAGTTGTTATGTAAATTTCAGATGTAGATTGAGTTGAATACATTCTCCATCTACGATTGGAATCAGAGTACCAATGCATTGCGGTTGCTTGGTTGTATAAACCTTCACCACTATTGTAATTTCTAAACCAGTTATCAGCATAGAAATCCCATGCTCTCATCACATTTGCTCTTGCACTACCCGAACCTGAACCAAAATAGTATGAAGTATTATTTCTATCATACATGATATTTGGTCTGATATCATTGAAATATGATGTTGAGGCAAAGTCACCATAATAAGAAGTGTTGTTCGAATCATAGTAACGAGTTGCGTAGAAGTTTGATGTAGATGCATTGTTGTCATACATTGCAATCTTAAACCAACCACTATTGTTTGGCCAAGAATGTCTCCACCAAAGTGAATCAGTTACACCACCTGCCATCTGCCAACCATAACCACTATTGTAAGCATTTGTATAGTGATATGCTTGAACACCAACATAGTGAGAAGTATCAGGCGGTTCATTTGCAGGATTTGACCATGTATCAAAGAAACCACTACCCCAAGTCATTACTGTGTTGAAGTCTTCTCGACCCCAACCCATAGCACCAGTCCAATAGTTTGTATCACCAGTAATTGATGAACGAGGTCTATTGTATTTGTATGTAATACCTAATGTATCTTTTGTTCTTGAAGTAAATCCATTGATATTTGAACTTCTATCCGATGCTGGATTTAAGAAGTATCCACTATTATTTCTATCATAGAAATTTTCTGCATACATTGAGTAGATTGCAGTAACATTACCACCAAATGTAGCTGCGTTATTATCTACTCTAAGTTCTAATGGCCAATATCCATTGTAGGTTGACCAAGATGTTGAGTTATTACCAGAACCTCTCAACACATAGAATATGTTAGAGTTTTGGTGAATCATCGATGAACGATGGTTAGTATCTCTTAAATAAATTGTTGGGCTCCCATTTTGGATAAAAATATTTCCAGGTGCATTAAGAGAAGAATTTGTTGTAAGGAATCCATTGATGTAAACACCATTGTATCTTGCATCTAATACATCATTCGCAGGATAACCACTATAAGTTCTCTTAAATCTAAGAACTATACTTTCGTTGTTATCGTAATCATCTTCGGATTGAATAACTAACCTACCTGTGTTAGAACCACCAGGAGATTCACCATAGATTTTCCAAGCATCATTATCACCTCGTTGTCCACCTATATAATAAGGTGGTGATGCAGATGTACCACTACCATAACCTGCTCCAACTGGGTTTTGTGGTAAATCATAAACATTTGCGGTAATCACATTCATTCTTGAAGTGGATGCGAAATCACCATAATATCCTGGACTATTTACATCATAGTAAATTGGAGAGTACATTGCTTGTTTCTCAACTCGTGTACTACCACCATAAGTGTAAAGAGTTCCATCGATATAAGTGTTACGATTGAAATAGAACCGACCTCTATCAGTTTGGAAATGTGCGTATGAAGAATTCATTGGTCCCATATCCACATAACCATAGTTGGTTCTCATTCTTAGGGCATTACCACTACCTTCTTCTAATCGTGTACTACTATTGTTAATATCATAGTATGATGCTCTAACATTACCGTTTACATCTAATCGGTATGATGGATTTATCCGATTTATACCAATGTTACCTCTACCAGTAATAATCATCTTAGTTGATGAAGAACCTCCATTGGTTGTATCGAACAATAAGTTTGATGCTGCTTCATCGTTATCTCCATAATCCGTATCATTTACGGTCATCATAGAGATTCTTGCTTCATTAGTTGCGTTGTTAGTATCTTGGTCTTTGAAAAGAATAGATGGACCCGATGGAACTGCCCCATGGTCACTTCTATTGATTTCTAATCTTAATAAATCAGTATAACCCGTATTTGCTCCTAATCCACTTCTATAAACATGAATTGGTGCTTGTGGGTTTGTTGTACCCCAACCAATATTTTTTGCTTGGTCTGAGTGGAAATATGTATGTGATGAACCACTTCTACCTGATGATAATGTGGTTATTACAGTATTAGAGTTATTATTATTTGTAATTCTAACACCATATGAGAATCTCATTGTTACATAAGCATCATTGTTGTCTACAATCGAACCATCATCAGCAAGATAAATACCCTGACCGGTTGTGTTATTGGTTGATACATAAAGATTTTGATTTACTCTTACATGAGAATCACCTCTACCAACTGAGAAGATTTCCGAACCTCCACCAGAGCCTCTTCTTGAATCATTATAGAATCGAGTACCACCATAGTATGAGTTAGCCCCAATTTGGATACCAGTATGCCAGTTTAATCTTAATTTAGAATAATTACCATTATATGATTCTTTATCGGTATAAATCATATAATAAGGTTCGTTATCACTTCTTTGACCCCATGAAATACCAGTAACACCACCATCTGCTTGTGATGGGTCTGATGTTGAATCCCATAGGTTTAAGTGTCTACCTGGTCCTGCTCCACTACCATCTCTGAATAGGAATGAACCACCCGATTCCTCATATCTATCACTTCGGAATGCATCTGCTGCTCTAACTGTATATAAATTAGAATAACTATTTGGGTCTAAGTAATATCCATCGTTATTTGCGTCTCTAAATAAACTACCCCTAACCTCACCGGTAGTATAAATAATTTTATTATTTCTTGCTCTTAGGTAAGTACCATCTTGCATATACCAACCACCACCCCATCCGAATCCAAGTTCTTCATCTTTAAGGAATGTCGCAGTACCTCTACCAATTACTAATGCATCACTATTATTAGTTAATTGAATAGAACCATTAACATGGAGTCTATTAGTACTTGGATTACCCTGTACTACACCATTATTATCTGAACTTGTGTATGATATTGATGTTTGTCCAATTATGACATTATTACCACTATCTACAATTACAGTTGGGTCTTCAGTTGTTGATTGAGCAGAATATAGAGCATTTGTTGATGATACACCACCAATTGAAATGTAAGAACCATCGGTTGAAATTGTAGTTGAAATAGCTGCTGTATTTGCATCACCATCATCAGACTCCATTCTTTCAATTACATCTCTTGTAGTTGCGTTACCAGTATCATTTGTTCCATGGAATATTGCAGCATAAGGTCTACGAGAACCACCAGCAGAATAACCACCGAGTTTTGTTAAACCTACATTTAATGCCGCTGCTCTAAGATTTCCAGTTACATTTCCTTCCCAAGCATCATACGAGGTAAGAATACCAATTTGGTCTCTTGATACTCCATTGATTGCATTAGCAAGGTTGTTTGATGCTGTTGAACTTCCGTATGTATCGTATGATGTAGTAGAAACAACTGCTAAATCAGATGCTCTAATTATGGTTAATTGTAAACCTCTACTATTTGAAGCAACATTACTACCATTTATGTAAACTAATCTACTTACTACATTATTGTTACCACCACCTCTAATATATAAATAAGAAGTTCTAATTCCAGTACCAAATCCAATCCAAGAACTGAAACGAGTGATTGTAGATGAATCTCCTAATTCAAGAACATCTGGATTAGTACCCTCATCCATTCTTAACATTTGTCTACCACCTGCAACCAACTGCATATCATCACCACCCACCATCCGTAGGTAAGTGTTGGTATCACCATTATGGTAAATGTAACTTGATACATATAGATTTGAGAATGTAGGAGAATCTGATGTTCTTACATTCTGATTCATATTGTATGCGTATGGTTGAGATACACTATCTAATATTTGTCTCCAACTATCCCAAGATGTACTACCCGTACCTAATCTACTCCACAATCTACCAGATGCGGTGTATGCAATTTGTATTGGATATCCGCCACTTAAATCAGAACCTCCACCATAACTTCTCCAAGTCATTTGACCATTGTAAGTACCACCATCACTCAATCCATTGGTTGAGTTATTTTTGAAATCAAAGTAAACACCATTTTGTCTACTATTTGGTAAATCGTTTGTTGAACGAGTATCGTTTGAATCAACTGCTTCTGCTCTTAATGCTCTGTCAATAGTACCACTAATTGTACCATTTACGGTCAATCCATTTAAGTTTGAAGTACCATCTGGGTCTAAATAATATGTAGATTGACCCGATGAATAGAATCTATCTGCGTAACTATATCCTGTTGTAAGAGTGTTACCATCTCCTCTAATAATAAAGTTTGTTGTACCACCTACACCACCATCTTTGAACGCAATATCTTCACCACCAGAAGTTGCTATAATTAAATGAGCATCATTTGTATCAGTTGCTTGAATATATCCTCTAAGAGTTCCCCCAGCAGTATCTAATTGAATTAAATTACCACTATTTACCTGAATATTTCCATTTGATGTTACACCCGCAAATGTTACTGCATCGGTTGTACGAACATTTTGATTCATTGCGTACAACTCATTTGCACCTTGACCGGTATTTACAGTTGCGAATGTTACTGCGTCAGATGTACGAACATTCTGATTCATTAAATAAACCTCGGTTGTACCTTGTCCAGTATTAATATTTGCCGCGGTTATTGTACCATTAAAATCTACTTGAGTATTTGAGTATGAATAACTAAATACTTCAGTATTTGTACCCGCACTTCTATTAAAGAATGTGATTCTATCAGCAGTTTCTCCACCAATAAATCCAGGTGAACCATCACCATTGTAAGAAATACCACCACCATAAGTTGATGATTGTCCTACATATAGATAACCAGTACCTTGTGAGTTACCGTATGCCTCAAATCCTGCCTTATTAGAATCACCTGCAAGAACTCGAACTACCGAATCTGCACTTTTTGAAGTACTACCTACTGTAACATCATCAAAAGTTACATCATCAGATGTACGAACATTTTGGTTCATTAAGTAAACTTCAGTTGCACCTTGACCAGTATTGATTGTACCAATATTAATCAAGTTACGAGATGTATCAATTACAGTTGTTCCGTTTAGTTTATATCCATAAACTGCATTTACACCAGTATCATCTAAAACTTGGAAATGAATTTTATTACCATCTTCTGGTTCATAGAAATCTAATCCCTCGGGTGTTGCTCTAATAGCCATATCAATACCACTATCAGATGAACCGTTAAAGAATATAGTTGGTTGTGTTACACCACTTAAATAAAGATTGTTTGATTCTAATCCATCATCTGCATACCATCTATCAACCGATTCATCCCAATAGAACGATTTGGTTGCTGAACCCCCTCTTAATATTTCAATACCACCATCTTCTGAAGGAGTACCACTTGTGAAGTTTGAATTAAGAGTTATAATATTATCTGCTAACTTAATGGTTTCGGTATTCACAATTGTTTGAGTACCCGTTACATTAAGATTACCTGTTATGTTTAGAGTTGTTCCATCAAAAGTAAGATTACTTTCAACAGTTGCGTTTGGTGCAGTACCATTTAATGTAATTACACCATTATCAGTATTACCAGTTAGTGCTAATAGACCTGATGAACCACTTGAACCTGAACTTCCTGAACTTCCTGAAGTTCCACTTGAACCACTACTTCCAGATGAACCACTTGAACCTGAACTTCCCGATGAACCACTTGAACCTGAACTTCCTGAAGACCCCGAGGAACCACTTGAACCATCATCCCCACTACTTCCACTTGAACCAGATGAACCCGAGGAACCACTTGAACCATCATCTCCACTACTTCCACTCGAACCAGATGACCCCGAAGAACCACTTGAACCCGATGAACCCGATGAACCTGAACTTCCCGAAGAACCTGCGTCTCCACTTGAACCTGAACTTCCTGAAGAACCAGATGAACCACTTGACCCATCCTCTCCACTTGAACCACTTGAACCAGATGAACCACTCGTACCACTCGAACCAGATGAACCACTATCACCCGAACTACCAGATGAACCCGAACTACCAGATGTACCTGCGGAACCACTTGAACCTACTTCTCCATCTACACCACTTGTTCCTGAAGAACCACTTGAACCTGAACTACCCGATGAACCTGCGGTTCCTGCTGTACCACCACTACCACCAGTAGCAGATGTACCTGATGTTCCACTTGAACCCGAACTTCCACTTGAACCTGATGAACCAGATGACCCCGATGACCCCGAAGTACCATCTCCACCACCTGCACCAGTTATACCACTTGAACCAGATGAACCACTTGTTCCACTCGAACCACTTGAACCAGCATCACCAGTTAAACCACTTGAACCAGAAGTACCTGATGAACCACTTGTTCCACTCGAACCACTTGAACCACTTTCACCTGCTCCACCAGTTATACCACTTGAACCAGAAGTACCTGATGAACCACTTGTTCCACTCGAACCAGATGAACCATCTTGACCATCAACACCACTTGAACCAGATTGACCGTCAACACCCGATGTTCCACTTGTTCCTGCGGAACCTGAACTACCTGAAGTTCCACTACTTCCACTTGTACCCGAAGAACCCGAAGTACCATCTACACCAGATGTACCTCCACTTCCAGATGAACCTCCACTTCCTGATGTTCCACTTGAACCTGAACTTCCTGAACTTCCTGAACTTCCTGATGTTCCACTTGTACCACTCGTTCCACTACTTCCACTTGAACCAGATGAACCACTCGTTCCACTACTTCCACTTGAACCAGATGAACCTCCACTACCTGATGTTCCTGAAGAACCACTTGAACCACCACTACCAGATGTACCATCAGAACCTGTTGTTCCCGAAGAACCACTTGTTCCCGATGTTCCACTACTTCCACTCGTACCACTTGTACCAGAAGTACCTGCTGCGGGTTCCCAACCAGTTGCAGTGTATCTATAAATGTTTGTGTCTGAAGTATTGTAATAAATTTCTCCTATTTCACCATCTAATGGGTCTGATGAATATGAAGGTATTTGTATACTATCTTTTATATGTACCGAACCTGTAAATTCTTGTCTATCATTAATATCATCACCAAAAGTGTTTGACCCCGATGAATAAATTACCGATGAAGATACATAAGTTGTTTGAATTTCAGTAGTTACTATTCTACCAGTAACATTTAAGTCACCAGTTATATTTGCTTCACCACCTAAAGTTAAATCACCATCTATTGTTGCAGAACCACTAACTCCTAAGTTATTTTCAGTTGTTAAATCTACTTGAACAACTAAACCTTTGTTTGGAGAAATTACTGCTTGTGCTGAACCTGATTTTAATCTATCAATATCACCAATAGAACCTGCTGATATATTTGTAATCTGAGAACCATCTCCCTTAAATGCTGATGCTGATACTAAACCACTTACATTTAATGCACCAGTTATATCAGTTTGTACATTTATTGAAAGTTTAGTTTCATCAATAGAGGCAGTTGCACTACCTAATGCTATTCTCGTTACATCACCATCTAATGCCGATACGGGAATATTTGTTAGACCACTACCATCACCTTCAACAGACCCACTTAGAGAACCTGTAAATTCTCTTGCTGTTATAATATTTTCTACATCCAATGAGGTATTAATACCAACCGATGCAGTTGATATAGTCACTTGTTCTACTCCATTTACATCAATGGAAAGTAAAGATTGACTTATCTGATTAATACCATTTGGGTCTATACCGGTGAACTTCATATATTATTACTTTATGTAATTTCTAATACTGATACTAC